ATACTAGGTGTATAATGAACTCAGTAACAAAGAAAAAATAATATAATTTAACTGGAGTAATAAAAATGGATAACAGAACTGAACTAGAAAAAGAATTACATAAAATGATTCACGATAATTCACCAGCAGATAATTTAGCAAGTCAAACATCCGAAAATAAACAAAGATGTCAAGAAATATTAGTTGGTAAATTAGTAGAATTAATTGAAACAGAAAAATTATTTTCACTACTTCAAGAGCCACCCAAACTAGAATTACAGGGAGAAAATAAAATGATAGAATTTGAAACTAAAAATTATCATGGTAAAATTCAAACTGACTTTTTACATGGTTGGTTTGAGCATAATGAATATGGCGAGGAAGATGGTGGAAGTTTTGAAATCTCTATCAAGAGAGAACCATTAATCGGTGCATTAGTAGAATGGAAAATTATTGATGTTGATTGTTGCTATGATGTAGCCGAAGAAGTAAAGATGCACCTTGATAATATTATTGAGTAATAAATAATCTCTAATAAATACTAAGTACCCGACCAAAACAGTCGGGTATTTTTTTAGAAAATTTCCCCTCTATTACAATGTGCTCTTTCATTGGCAGATGGCTTTGCTTTGCTCTTGCTTTACTATGACTGAGCGATTAGCGAAACATTCTTAGCTGAGCGTAGCGAAGCGAAATTTTTTTTTTAAATTTCGGCTCAACTTGTGCTCGTTCCTCGCTTAGTTTCGCCAAGTCAAAAGCGTTAAGGTTTCGCTTCGCTCAGTTACTAAGTAAAAATCAAGAGCCATAGGTAGAGCAAAGCAAGAGCCATCTTGCAAAGAAAAGAGGTGCGAATATTTGGGTATAATTTAATTCACTTTAGGTTGAATTTAGTATGATTTTTTGCAGAAGAATATTAACATATCAATATAAATTAATATGTATTGATTAAGTTTCTTCTGAAATGAGTTATAAATTGGTGTTATAACAGAAGAATATACATTGTATAGAGAGTATAATTAGTATCAGAAACAAAGAAAAATAATTATAATAACTGGAGTAAGAAATGAAAGAAGAAAACAAAAACACAAACGAGATAAGTATATTTGCAGTTAAAGAGATTGTTGAACTAGCAAAAATGTTTAAGGCTAAAACAGGTGGTGAGTTAGAATGTATAACTTTAAAAAAGACTGATTTAAAATTTATCAAAAAAGAATTATATATTCACGATTCCGATATAAATTTGGATAGTCAAACAGTTGCTTTTGTTATAACTGATAATGATAAGAAAGTTCATTTAATGTGGTTCAAGTTAGATAATTATAAAACTACATATTTTGACAGTTGGACAATAATTAAAGAAACAATAGAATATAAAAACAGGTAATTTTAACGGGGGAGAAATCCCCCACATAACTGGAGTAATAAAAATGAGATTAACAACAGAACAAAAAAATAATTATAAAAGATATTTAATTGATTGCATAGAATACCCAGAATTTGCATGTGCAACAAATGACTATTTAATTGTAGATAGATTTTTTAAGATTTTTAATGACGAATATAATTTTGAAATAAATAGACAGGGAGAACAAAACGCACTCGCTGAATATATGCAAAACCAACCGAGCAGTATAACTCTGCCTTGCTACTATTCCGAGATGATAGAACTTGCTAAAAAATTCGGAAGTATTCCAGAAGATGCAACAGAAAAACAAGAGCAGAAAATTATAGATAATTTTTATAATTTCTTTGCTAATTATTTGCTTCAACTTAAAAGGACAATGAAAATTATTAATTGACAATTAGATTTAACTCATGATAAAATCAACGCTTAGAAATTAAGCATCTACAAATAAAAAGCCATCTCAAATAAAGGTGGCTTTTTTTTATCTCTTTAATAAAATAAATGTAATAATATCTTTCTGCAAAACTTTGCTTAGATCTTCAGCTTCGCTTCAGCACTCGCAAAGTTTTACTATCAAATATTATTACAAATATTCTGAATCCCTTTTATATTTATTTGCTCTTTCATTGGTGATGGCTCTTAATCTAAATGATAATCATTCGCATTTGGCATAACGGCTTTAAGGATTCGCCTAAGACGGCTCAGTAAAGAAGAGCAAAGCAAAGCACAGCCAAAGCGCACCAGCTAAACAAGTGGCTGGTGAAGGATTCGCCTAAGAGTCGGCTCAAAAAACAAGCAAGGGCTTTGTAAAGAACACAAAGTATAAACGTATGCTTAGCACAAAGAGGTGCTAAGGCATAAAATCAAGAGCATCTGCTACACTCTCAGCCTAAACAAGATGGGTGGGGGGAGGCTCATGCTACCGTATCTAGAGAAATACTACCTCCAATGTACAAAAAACCAAGTTTCAACTAACAGTAAAGAAAGTTTCTTCATAGGAAACAAATAGGGTATAATCCTTACCTAGATAACTCTACTCTGAGCCTGATGGCAGAATCCAAAAAAAAACGAGGTAATCCTAACTTTTCAAAAGGCATGAAGCCTTTGAATCCAACAGGTAGACCTAAAGGTTCTGTTAATAAATACACCGCCCTCGCAAGAGAGTTAATGTCAGAAAAATCTCCAGAGATTGTGAATAAGGTTATATCTAAAGCAATGGAAGGAGATGTTCATTGCTTGAAGATGTGCCTAGATAGGATATTGCCTGTACAAAAGGCTATCGACTCTACACGCACAAAGAGTGATGCTCAAGTTATTATTAATGTTTCCTCTCTGGATAGTATTCAACAACACATTGATGCTACTCCAGAGGCGGAGCTTATTGAACCTATACAAAAGGATGACGATGAAACCATTGTAAATTTGGTAAATGGCTGAATTAAATATAGATTTACACCCAGCCCAGTTGGAAATATTTAGGTCAGATGCTAGGTTCAAGATTGTTGTTGCAGGTAGAAGGTTTGGTAAGTCATACCTATCTGCTTGGTTATTACTGATTAATGCGATTCAATCTAAAAGTAAGGATGTATTCTATATAGCACCTACTTTTCAACAAGCCAAAGACATTATGTGGTCGATGTTGAAAGATTTAGGTCAAGACTTAATTGTACAAGCCTATGAGAATACGGCTGTATTGACATTAATAAATGGAAGAAAGATATATTTGAAGGGTTCTGATAGACCAGAAACTTTAAGAGGCACAGGAATATCTTATGTTGTATTAGACGAATACGCTTCTATGAAGCCTGTCGTTTGGGAACAGATAATTAGACCCTCTCTAGCTGATGTACAAGGTAGAGCACTCTTTATAGGTACACCAGCAGGAAAAAACCACTTCTTTGATTTATATAATGATGCAGAAGAAGATGATGATTGGGATAGATTTCAGTTTCGTTCTATAGATAATCCCTTTTTACCTGCAACAGAGATAGAGGCATCGAAGAAGAATATGTCTACGATGTCGTTTAGACAAGAGTTCGAGGCTTCATTTGAAACATTTACTGGTGGAATCTTTAAGGAAAGCTGGTTTAAACTGGATGAAGAACCAGATGAAGGGAGTTATGTGATTGCTATTGACCCTGCTGGTTATGAACAATCAGAGAAAGAACGGAATTTAAAACGCTCTAGGCTGGATGAAACAGCTATTGCGATTGTAAAGATAGATAGAGATAAATGGTGGGTAAAAGATATTCTCCACGGCAGGTGGAATATTAAAGAAACAGCCAAACGAATTTTAAAAGCAGCCATAGATGTGGAGGCTACTACTGTTGGAATAGAGGTGGGAGCATTAAGAAATGCTATATTACCCTACCTTGAAGATGAAATGAGAACGGAAAACCAATGGTTAAGTATTGCCGAATGTAGGCATGGTGGCAAAAAGAAGAATGACAGGATAACATGGTCATTACAAGGGAGAATGGAACATGGGCAGATAACCTTTAATCCAGATAAGGATTGGAAAGTGTTTATCTCTCAAATGCTTGACTTCCCAAATAGGTTAGCACATGACGATTTACTCGATAGTCTTGCCTATATTGACCAAGTTAGTGTTGCAGATTTCGCCCACTCAATAGAATTAGAAGAAGAATGGAGTCCTATAGACGATGTTGCTGGATATTGATGAATTAAGCGAGGAAGAATTTGATAAAGTTGTAGAGTTCTCCCAGAATGTAGACAACCTAGAAAAAAGATATGTGGTTGCGTGTTCAATTATTTCAAATTTGATGTTAGAAAAATTACCAGACTTGATGGGTGCTGATGATTCAGTAGACCTGTCTATCTGTAAATTACTTATGGATGGTGTTGTTGAGATTGAACCATTTAGTACAAGTATTCATTAGGAGATATTACTATCGATAATAAAGAACAACAATATCAAGCACTTGCCAGTTGGCTAATGTATAGGCTTGAGGGGTGGAGAACCCATAGAGAAATAAACTATACAGCGAAATGGGATGAATATTACAGACTATGGCGTGGTATATGGGATTCTCAAGATACATTAAGAAAGTCAGAACGCTCAAGAATTATTGCACCCGCATTACAACAAGCAGTTGAATCAAGTGTTGCAGAACTAGAAGAAGCAACATTTGGCAGGGGAAAATGGTTCGATTTGCAAGATGATATGCTTGATGATGACAACACAGAGGCAGAGTATATCCGTAATCTTTTACAAGAAGATTTAGAAAAAACTGGTGTAAAGGATGCGATTGCAGAGGTATTTCTAAATGGAGCAATCTACGGAACAGGTATTGCAAAGATAGTTGTCAATCAAACAATGGAACGAGCACCTTCAGAAGAGGCTGTTGAGGGTTCTATGACAGGCTATAGAGGTATTACTGAATATGCTGCTATTGATGTAAAGGTTGAACCCATCTCTCCAAAAGAATTTCTAATAGACCCTGCTGCAAATTCTATAGATGAAGCGTTAGGTGTGGCACATGAGGTAATTAAACCTAGATACCATGTAGTTCAAGGTATTCAGAGTGGAATATACCGAGATGTACCCCTTGATGGTGATTATGATACTGTTAAAATGGGCTTTGATTCAGAAACAAGACAAGCAGATGAGTCTGATTCAGTCAAAATTACCGAATATTGGGGTTTAGTACCCAAAAGATTCCTTAAAAAGAAGGCTGATAAAGACGACTTCGAGTATTCCAAGAAAGATGAGTTAGTCGAGGCGGTTGTTACAATATGTAATGATGAATATATCCTCAGAGTAGAGGAAAACGCCTTTATGATGGTCGATAGACCCTTTATATCCTACCAACACGACATTGTACCCAATAAATTTTGGGGTAGAGGCGTGTGTGAGAAGGGATATAACCCACAAAAAGCATTAGATGCAGAGATGAGGGCGAGAATTGACTCATTGGCGATGACCACTACACCGATGATGGCTGCTGATGCGACTCGATTGCCAAGAGGAACGAAATTTGAGATTCGTACAGGTAAAACTATCCTGACGAATGGTAATCCTAGAGAGGCTATCATGCCTTTGGACATGGGAACGACAGACCAATCAACATTTAATCAAGTTGCTAGTCTACAGAACATGATTCAGATGGGTACAGGTAGTGCTGATATGTCTTTACCACAGCAAGAAACCGCATCTGGCATGAGCATGATGCAATCTGCCTCAATTAAAAGGCAGAAACGCACTCTAATGAATTTTCAAAACACATTTCTTATTCCAATGATTAATAAGGCTATGTGGAGAAAGATACAGTTTGATGTAGACCGCTACCCTGTTAGTGATTATAAGTTTGTACCCTATTCTACTATGGGTATTATGGCTAAAGAGTTAGAAATGCAACAAATGGTACAGATGCTACAAGCCATACCAAAGGATTCACCTGCATTTAATGTTATATTACTTGCTATGATGCAAAATTCTAGCATACATAACAGAGATGCTATTGTATTTGGACTACAACAAGGACAAGAAAGCGACCCTCAGTTAGAACAGATGCAACAAGCAGCATTAGAAGTACAAATGCAACAAGCACAGGCAAATGTACAGAAAACTCTTGCAGAAGCCAAGGAAGAAGAGGCTAAAGCTATGAAGTGGCAGTCTGAAGCCATGACTAATCAGCCAACTGAGTTCGATGCAGCAGAAAGACAGTTGAATATAGCTAAATCAGCTATTAATTTAGAGAAAACTAAGGCAGATGTAGCCAGACAACGCTCTGAAACAGCAAGAAATATTCCAGAAGTAGAACATCTCAAGTCTGAAACCATATTAAACCTAGCTAAAGCAAAACAGGCTGGTAGAGAAGTACCAATAAACCAAAGAATACAGTAAGTTATGCCAAAAACCGATATACAGTTCCTAGAGGATAGGCTATCCATGATGGAAACCGAAGGATGGCATGATTTAATAGAAGATTTTAAGAATTTAGAGGATAGTGCCAGTAATATTAATAGCATGAACTCTGAGAAAGACCTTTGGTACTCCAAGGGTCAGTTGTTGGTTGTAAATTTAATTCTAAGTTTACATTCAGCAACAAACCTAGCGTTGGAAGAATCTCAAGAAGAGAATCCAACATAATAT